CACACTGATTTATTAAGTCATCAGCTGTGTCGTCAAATTCGTCGAAGCACCACTCCTCAATAGGGATGTCAAGTGAGCAGTGTTTCTTGGCCCATCGGGCGACAAGGTGCCACTTCACAGTCTCCCCCTCAGGAATGAAAGCCTTCACTTCTGTATCATCTCCAGCGATGATCACCTCCATAGGATATTTCGACCCGTCGCGTCGGCGCAGATGTGGACAGAAGTGACGTATACAACACCAGTCTATCCAGTTAGACAACGTAGAGATCCACGAAGTCAGAGGAGTCCCTGATGGATTTCCATCTTGTAAAAGATAGGTAAATCCTCCTGGTGTCACCACCTTTAAGTTGCATAAGTTATAAGTTATCGCAAAGAACACTCTATCGACTAAGCCGGATTTAGGAAAACACGCGCGTATAAGGCTCAATACAATAACCTTGTGTTTCCTTGTCCTACTTGAGTCGTGCGATTTTGCGTCAATTGCAATGAACACATTCGGTTCCGCTGTGGTTCCGTCAGGGCACGTTATTTCTTCATTCTTCCAGCGCACATATCTTTCGTAGCCCAGTTTCTGCATCGAGTGACCTAAGAAGTTGAATCCACCGTCAAGCTTTTTGAAAGCGTTTGTGAGGGGCTGACTAAACAGCATAGTTATGAGGTCCATGGAGAACACGTTATACAGCACCGCTCGAGATTCGGCGTTGTCGTCGTGGGGCGACTTGTTTCTACGCCATCTCCCGCCGACCATCCACTCAAAACATGCTGGATAGTATTCCCGTGTAAAGATCCCCCATAAGATACGCGCGTCTTTGTAAGCCTCCGACCATGCTTCACCTTTCTTCGAGGGTGCATAGTCGAAGCCTGCTTCTGCCCTCCACTTTATCTTCAGGTCAAAGATTGACTCAAAAGATGGCGCCTCTAATGCGGGAAGAACTAGCTCATGGCTGTAAGCTCTTATCGCCTCAAAGATCTTCTGATACGACAGCTTGTGGCTCTTAAAGGAAGCGAAGCGCTGTAACTGGGCACGGGACGTGTCCCAGCTACCGTCGACGATCGACCAGTCGGCCGTCGCATCGGTCAAGAACTCCTTGCTGTATACCGCCTTACATTTACCTCGTAGGAGATCTATATTCTCCGGGTTAGACCTACGGAACCGTTGAGGCCTCGCTCCTGCCCTCTTCCAGGACAGTCCGAGGAAATGAGACCTCTTGTTGTCAACGGTTATAGGAAGCTTAGAAAGTAATTGCTTGTCGAACATCGAAGGATTTTTCGGCATGTTGTCAGCACCCCAGAAATCGCCGTGGTCTACGCGACTACCCCAGCAGTGCTGAACATGAACGCCGAACGCTTTCGACCACTCTGTGACCATG